ATCGTTCTGGCTTAATAACAATAATCAGTTAAGAGCTTGCACTCCCTAAGGCTCCATCTCAAAAGGATGGAGTCCTTTTTAAAGAGCCCTACGGGGCTTTTCAGAAAGGATACCAAATGGCTACATTTAAAATGGTTGGTAATGATGATCCCAATCGCTACGCTGTAGTGACGCAAGAAGGGGACATTAAAAGCTTTTATGACAATCCTGAGTGGGAAGAAGTTGTAGAAGTGGTGGAAGAGCCTAAAAAGAAACCCAAGTCTAAAGAAGAGTAATAATGGCAATTTATCGTGGTCCCGGTGGGGCTGGTGATGCTACCGTTGATGCTACAAACGCAACTGCGTATGTGGCGCTAAAGACTCAGGAAGCTACAGATGCAGCTACTGCTGCTGCTGCGAGTGCTGCTGAGGCTGCTGCTTCTGCTGTTATTGCTTCTACTGGTTTAGATGGAATTGCCGCTTATGCGGCTTCCGCTGCTGGCAGCGCTGCTAGTGCCTCTGATGATGCTGCTTCCGCTGCCATTAGTGCAGAAGATGCCGCAATTAGTGCTGCTAACGCTAACGAAGATGCTGGAACTGCTTCTACAAAAGCTAACGAAGCCTCAGCTTCAGCAGACGATGCTGCTGCCAGTGCTGCTTCAGCAGCCAATAGTGCTAATAATTTAAACACAGCTGTATCCAGCGCTTCTGCTAGTGCAACTGCTGCAGCTGCTTCAGCAAGTAGTGCTGCAAACTCTGCTTCGGACGCCGCTGAAAGCGCCTCTCTTGCTGCGTCTGCTGTAGTTGATGATGCTACTCCAACGGTTTCTGGTGTTGTTTTTGGACGCACTGACGCTGGCACATATGCTCCTCCTACTACTATTTCGTACGGTGGAACAGTAAACGAAACAAGTTATACGATTGCTGCTGATACTAACGGTGACTTTTTAGGGGACGTTAGTGCAGTTAAAAATGCAATTACTAATAATATACTACAAGTTGGTATGCCTTTTACCATAACTTGTTTTAATACTGTTACTAATGTATATGAAGCTTTAAATTGCGGAACGATTACCGCACTCAATAATTCAGGAGCTGGGTTTGTAATAACCTTTTCTAACGCTGTTGATTTTTCAAATATGCAGCGTGCAACCATTTTCTGGTATTCAAAATTACTTGTTCAAAGTATTTCTATTACCGGAAACGTTGCAGAAAACGTTACTTTAGGACAAAATGCAGGAACAGGTATTACCACTGGTGGTGAGAACGTACTTTTAGGTGCTGCTGCTGGTAATAACGTTGGATCAGGGCGTAATAACGTTGTTATTGGTAACGCTGCTACAGCTTCTGCTCAAAACGTCAGCAATGAAGTAACTCTAGGTAATTCCAGTCATACCAAGACTCGACTGTTTGGTGCTTTGGCTGTTGGAGGATCTTCTACAGGAACTTCCGGGCAAATACTTACCTCTAATGGTTCTGGTTCTGCGCCTTCATGGACAACCGCAGGGACAGGTACGGTAACTTCCGTAGCCTTGTCTGCTCCCACAGGATTGACTGTCTCTGGCAGTCCTGTGACTACTTCAGGTACGTTGGCACTGTCGTATACCGCCGGTTATTCGATTCCTACGGATACTAAGCAGACTAACTGGGATACTGCCTACGGCTGGGGTAATCACGCAAGTGCTGGTTACTTAACAGGTATTACTAGCGGTCAGGTAACAACTGCTCTTGGATATACCCCCGAAAACGCAGCTAACAAAAATGCAGCTAACGGATATGCTGGTTTGGATAGTTCTGGGTTAGTTCCGTCGAGTATTCTTCCGTCCTATGTAGACGATGTTCTGGAATATGCAAACCTAGCTTCCTTCCCTGGAACTGGAGCCACTGGTAAGATTTACGTAGCCTTGGACACCAACAAGATTTATCGTTGGTCTGGCTCTACTTATATTGAAATCAGTGCAAGTCCTGGATCTACCGATGCTGTAACTGAGGGTTCTACAAACCTGTATTTTACTGATGCTCGTGCTAGATCAGCCATTAGTGCTTCAGGTTCTATTAGCTATAATAGCAGTACTGGTGTTATTAGTTATACACAGCCGACTAACGTATCTACTTTTACCAACGATAGTGGCTATATCACCAGTTCTGCTCTCAGTCCGTATTTAACCAGCTCTACGGCTGCAAGCACCTATGCTCCTTTGACGGGTACAGGCACTAGCGGTACTTGGGGTATTAGCATCACTGGTAATGCTGCTACGGTCACTAACGGTCTGTATTCTACTGGGTCCTATTCTAATCCTACATGGTTGACTTCCATTTCTGGTTCGATTGTTAGTGGAAACATTAGCGGTAATGCAGCCAACGTCACAGGTACGGTAGCTATCGCTAATGGTGGCTCCGGTCAGACCACGGCGCAGGCCGCTATGAATGCCTTTGCTGGTGCAGTAACTAGCGGTTCTTATCTACGTGGTAACGGCACTAACGTGGTTATGTCCACGATTCAGGCCGCTGATGTTCCTACGTTGAACCAAAATACCACAGGGACAGCCGCTAACGTAACTGGTACGGTTGCAGTGGCTAACGGTGGTACAGGTTCTACCACGCTGACCGCTAACAACGTTTTGCTGGGTAACGGAACTTCAGCACTCCAAGTGGTGGCCCCTGGTACTAGCGGTAACGTGTTGACCTCTAACGGTACAACCTGGGTATCTAGTGCTCCTTCGGGTGGTGGTTCTGCTGCTACTGCTACTGCACTGGGAACTGTCTACGGACGGATGACCACCTCTGGTGCATCTCCGTATCTGACTGCTCTTGGATATAACGCTGGTGTAAGTACGACTGGCGTTGGAAATACCGCCGTTGGTCAAGCGGCTTTGCAAGCAAACACTACTTCGGTTTATAACACCGCTGTTGGGTATCAGGCTGGATATAACAACGTAACTAGCGATGGATACAATGCCTATCTTGGTTGGGGGGCCGGATATTCAACCACAAGCGCTTACAACACGCTTATTGGTGCTGGTGCTGGTTACTACATAACTAGCGGTGCTAAAAACACAGTTGTTGGTCGTTATTCCGGCAACCAAGGTAGCCTCGATATTCGCACCGCCAGCAACTACATCGTACTGTCTGATGGGGATGGGAACCCGAGGGGTATTTTTGATAACAACGGTCGCTTCATGGCTGGTACGACCACGCAGTCTAATGGTCAGTTTGGTTATGCAACAAGAATTACTTCATATAGCACTACTGAATCTATAATGGCTATTACGGATAATTCCAGCGCCACTGGTTATTATCCTTTGCTGGTATGGCAAACTGCCACGTCTGGTAATAATCTTTTAGTTGGTTTCTATACTGAGGGAGGGATTACCCTTCGTGGTGGTATTGATTACAACCGTGGGGCTGGACAAGTTCGATACAACACGACTTCCGATGCAACACTTAAAAATGTAATCGGAGACGCGCCCCGCCAGAAGTCTATTGATATTCTAAACAGCACTCGGATACGGGAGTATTCGTGGAAAAACGACCCAACCAATAAAGCCCAAATTGGTGTTATCGCGCAGGAACTGCATGAAACATTTAAGGGGGCTGTTTCTGTTGGCGGTGAAGATACAGTTGTCGATGATGATGGCAATGAGGTGACGCGCTATCGCCCCTGGGCGGTGGACAAAACAGCGTTCACTTTCCATCTAGTTGCCGGTTTTCAACACCTGTTTGAGCAAGTCCAAGAACAGCAGGTCACGATTGCTTCACAATCTGCGCTAATCAACCAACTCACCGAGCGTATCACTGCTCTGGAGGCCAAATAAGCTAGACTTTTGAGTTAATTTATGGTATGCTCTTGGTTTTAACCAGGAGTTTATTATGAATATTACCCTCAGTCTGGATATTAATGAAGTTCAAGGTATTGTAAACGTTCTAGGTAATCTGCCAACTAACTCAGGTGCTTACCCGTTGATGATTAAGATTAAAGAACAAGCAGAAGCTCAAATGCCTCCAGAAACACCCAAAGAGGAATAAATGGACGAAGTTAGCCACAAAGAGATCTATGACAGGCTTGTTCAGGTTGAACAGAAGGTTGATAAGATCGACAACAACACCAAGGATATGGTAAGTGCTTTCAGAGCTGCTTCTGGGGCTTTTACGGTGCTGGAGTGGCTGGCTAAGGCTGTTAAACCTATCCTGATCGTTGGAGCCTTCTTTGGGGCTATCTACGCAGCGGTTTCTCACAAAATATCCCCTTAAGGAAGAATCATGGCTACTAAGATGACTAAAGGCGAGAAGAAGATTGGTAAGGTTATGCGCGAGTACAAAGAAGGTACTCTGCATAGCGGTAAGGGTGGTCCTGTGGTTAAGAACCGTAAACAGGCTATCGCTATTGCCATGAGTGAGGCTAATATGCCCATGCGTGGTCAGCGTACCGCAACCAATAAGAGTAAGAAGAATAAGTGACAAAGGAATATAAATGTCAACGTATCTTGAGTTAGTTAACAATGTACTTACGAGATTACGTGAGCCTACTGTAACTTCGGTTCAGAATAGTGATTATTCTAAACTGATTGGTATCTATATTAACGATGCCAAGCGAGAAGTTGAAGATGCCTACGATTGGAATGCTTTGAGCAATACGCTCACGGCTGAGACAACTGCTGGCAGTTTTAACTATGTACTTGACGGAGCAGGTACTAGATTCAGGGTTATTGATATTCTGAATGATACCACCAACATTATGATGACGTATGCAGCAACTAACTGGATGGATCAACAGTTCTTGTTGATTGACCAAGGGCGTGGTGCTCCTGCTTATTATAATTTTAACGGTGTAGACAACAACGGTGACACTCAAGTTGATGTGTTTCCCATCCCTGATGGTGTTTATACGCTTCGATTTAACTTGATTATTCCACAAGAAGATCTGTCTGATGATACTGACCGTATCCTTGTATCCGGGCATCTGGTGTGTTTGCTGGCTTACGCTAAAGCTATTGCAGAGCGTGGCGAGGACGCTGGTATTCTGTCTTCTGAGGCATACCAGTTGTATAAGATGGCCTTGGCTGACTATGTGTCTATTGAGCGTAACCGATACCTTGAAGAAATGGTTTGGGTGAATCCGTAATGGCTGAACAACTTCTTACTTCCAGCATCTCTGCTCCTGGTTTCATGGGTATTAACACCCAGGATAGCTCTTTGGACCTAGCTTCTGGATTTGCTTTGGTTGCTAACAATGCAATTATTGACCAATATGGACGTATTGGAGCACGTAAGGGGTGGACTAAAGCAAATAGTTCAACCCCCGGTGCTCTTGGGTCTAATCCGATCAAAACCATTGCTGAATTGGTTACCAAAGATGGGACTTCTTATACCTTGTGTGCTGGTAATAAAAAGATATTTAAGTTAGCTGCAGGGGTTCTTACTGAAGTAACATTTAATGGTGTTGGAACTGCTCCTACGATAACTGACGATAATTGGTCTACCGCTTACCTAGATGGTGACTTGTACTTTTATCAACGTGGGCACGATCCTATCGGCTTTGACCCTGATACGTCTACTACCACCTATTATCGTGTGGATCAAGAAGCCGGATATAACGGTACGGTTCAGAAGGCTAATATCGTAATTAGCGCTCTTGGTCGTATTTGGAATGCTGATACTTTGACCGATAAAGTAACAGTTCAGTGGTCTGATCTAAAGAATCCTCACAAGTTCGGTTCAGGCACTGCCGGTACATTGGATACCACCACGGTGTGGCCTAAAGGCGGAGATACTATTATGGCTTTAGCAAGCCATAACAATTTTCTATTCATCTTTGGTTACCGTAACATTCTTGTCTATCAAGGGGCTAATTCGCCTGCTACAATGACCTTGTACGATACGATCACTGGTATTGGTTGTATTGCTCGTGACTCAGTGGTTGAGACTGGTACTGATGTTATTTTCCTGTCTGAGACTGGTGTTCGTAGCATTCTGCGTACCATTCAAGAGAAATCTGCTCCTTTGCGAGATATTTCCAAGAATGTCCGTAACGATTTAATGAGTGCCGTTGCTAGTGAGTCTAAACCAGCTATTAAGGCAGTTTATAACCCACGAGAAGGTTTTTATCTTCTGACTTTGCCTGTATTGAAGACTACTTACTGTTTCGATATGAAAGCAGCGCTTCAGGATGGAGCTGCACGAGTGACTACTTGGGATTCAATTGAGCCTCAAAGTTTTTGTCAAAAAGCAGACGGAACAATGTTAATAGGTAAGACGGGTTACGTAGGGACTTATACTGGTTATCAAGATAATGACACTGTTTATCGTTTCCAGTATTTTACCAATCATACTGACTTAGGTGCTCCTTCTGTTACTTCTATTCTTAAAGGCTTATCCGTTGTTGTTATTGGAGGTTCTGGTCAATATTTATCTCTTAAATGGGGATTTGATTTTACTGGAAACTATTATGCTGCTACAGCACGGATTCCTGTTCAAAATCTAGCATATTATGGTGTATCAGAATATAATTCAGGTGTGGAATATTCCGGTGGAACTGCTCTTAAAACTTTAAAAGCTTATCCTACCGGTGTTGGTAAGATTGTTCAAACTGGATATGAGGCTGAAATTAATGGATATCCATTAAGTATTCAAAAGATTGAAATTCAATACAAAAACGGTAAAAACGTTTAAGGAAAAACCATGACAGATTATGTAAAAAGTACAAACTTTGCCAGCAAGGACAGTCTTGCTTCTGGTAATCCGCTGAAGATTGTTAAAGGCACTGAGATTGATACTGAATTTAACAGTATTGCAACTGCAGTTGCTACCAAAGCTGACTTAAATAGTCCTACGTTGGTTACTCCTAACCTAGGAACACCCTCAGCTGGTGTTTTGACCAATGCTACTGGTCTTCCTTTGACCACAGGTGTTACAGGCACTTTGTTGGTGTCTAATGGAGGCACTGGAGCAACATCGATTACTGCCAACGCTTTGGTTAAAGGTAACGGAACCAGTGCTTTTACTGCTGCTACATCAGCAGAGATTGTTTCTGCTATCGGCGCTACGGCAGTCACCAATGCCACTAATGCTACTACAGCAACTACGGTATCTACCACGGTTGCTTCTGGAGCCACTGGAACCACGCAAGCAAGCACAGATAACAGCACTAAAATTGCCACCACTGCATATGTTCAAAGTACGGGACTTGGATGGGGGCAAACATGGCAAGATGTTAAATCTTCTCGTTCTTCTGGAACTTCTTATACGAATTCAACAGGTAAGCCCATTATGGTTGCTGTTGCTGGGACAGCTTCATCTGGTTCTCCAAATGTAACAGTAGTAGTTGGAGGAGTAACTATTATTAGTTATTCTTTTCCATACGGAGATCAGCCTTTTAGTTTTATTGTTCCTCATAACACAGCGTATTCTGTTACTTTTGGCACTGGAACACTTATTGATACTTGGACTGAACTGCGTTAATTATGATTGTCCACCACTTCTCTGATGGCTTGTATTCCAAGGAAACACATATTCCTGCTGGAATGATGTTGATGCAGCATAAACATAACTTTTCTCACCTCAGTGTTCTAGCTAAGGGTAAGGTGGTGGTTCTTGTTGACGAAGATTCTAAGATTGTTGAAGCTCCTGCTTGTTTGGAAATTGCCGCTGGCAAGCACCACGCAGTTAAAGCATTGACTGATTGTGTTTGGTTTTGTATTCATGCCACTGACGAGAAGGATTCGTCTAAGGTGGATGAAGTCCTAATTAGTAAGGGAGATTGATATGCCTTTTATCACAGGAGCTGCCATCTTTGGAGGCAGTCTTTTAAGCGGTCAAGCTGCTAAAAGCGCAGCCTCACGCTCAGCAGATGCTCAGCTACAAGCAGCTCAAATAGCTGCTGATGCAGCTAAATTTAGGCCTGTAGGTGTTACCACCCGCTTTGGTACGAGTTATTTTGACACCTCTCCTGAAGGCTATGTAAAAGGGGCTGGTTATAATATATCTCCAGAACTAAAGGCTTATCAAGACCGCTTGATGAGCATGGCTGCTGGCGG